TGCCTTTGTAATGCATCAAAATACCTGCGTTTGGAATCTGGTACAACTTTCCAATTGTCAGGTTCGTATTTCTCTGCACCAAAAGTCAATACATCGACCGTGGCTTTTAGTGCAAGTGGTGGAAGTAAACCATATTGAAGTTTACCACCATCAAACTTGCGACCACCAGTCGTTGCATTTTGGGACTTTTTAATTTCCTCTTTTGTTGGCATTACAGTTTACCTGTATATTGTGCTACAGCAGGCATGTTGCCACTAAACGCATATGTACCAATATGCTGTGTTTTCATCCATGGACACAGATAGATTTGTCCACCCATCTTACGCCACATTTGACAGAACATATAATCTTCACTCAGATAACGGTCAGAACCGCCTCCAACGATAGATTCTTTGGTGTCAATGACAGTATCAAAGTAAGCATGAATGTATCTTGTACCATCGAAATTGGCTTGTCCAACATGGTCTGGTTTGTATCGAATCATTGGATATTCTTTTTCCATTTTTTCAAATACTTCCCGTTTAACCATCATGTAACCTGTGCCGATTTCCATAACTTCAAGTGGGTCTGTAACAGTAAATTGTTTTGTGCCTTTTACGACATTGAAAACATATTCACCAACAAGAGATTCTAGTTCTCTTGGTTCCATATTTGGGTGTGAACGGGCAGCTTGTGCGACATTACCCCAATTGATAGATTTTTTAGGATACGGACCACCAATTACATCCTTGTCCAATGCCATGAGAGCAAGAACATCTTGTGGATTGTAGTGAATGTCCGAATCAATGAATAACATGTGTGTGTGGTCTGAGCGGAGAAATTCGTCAACTAGGTAATTTCTAGCTCGTGTGATAAGTGATTCATTGAACAAAAACGAAAACTTTGTTTCGATTCCATATTTGTTCATAGTTGTCTGTAAATCGAGGCACGATTTGATATACAAACCATGTGCCATGCCACCATACATCGGTGTCGCAATAAACAGTTTATTTTTTCTTAGTTTTTCTAATTCAACTTTAATTTCCATGACAACTCCATAAACGAAAAAGAGGAAGTGGTACCTATATGTATCACTTCCTCTATTACTTTTGACCCTTAATTAGGCAAAAGCACGCTCACCTTGTGAACGAATTGCGGCGATGCCAGCAGCAACCATACGCTTAGTAGGTGTGCCTAGACGGTAGAAAGAAACTTTCTCACCGTTGGAATTAATGCGAGAATTCAAATAAATCGCATGACCTTCGTTACGCAGGTCGTTAATCGCTGCAGAAGGATTAGCAACACCAAAAACAGATTGCATCTTAGCTGCAGTCAAAGTGTTGTAGGCGCCGTCTTTGGAAAGATAAGCGAGGATTTTAGATTTAGTAGTCATTACAAAATACTCCAATAAAAATGGTCTCAAGTTAAGAAACATTTGAGAGGAGACCGTTCTCTCAAATTAAAATAAGTATATCAGATTGAATCTTGGTTGTCAACACTTATACAGGTAATAGTATAAAAAACTCCCACAGTTACCTGTGGGAGAAGTGCCGAACAACTATTAGAAAGGAATTTCTTCGTCTTTTTTCTCACCATCAACATCGGTAGTCTCAGGTTCAATTACAGGTGCAAGGATTTGTTCTGCCGTAGCACCGCCATCAACTTTGGTATACAAGTCAAGGAAAGATGCCTTGGTGTCATCATCAAATCGGTTCAGACACAAGGTAATTGCCTTCATCTTATCACCAAAGATACCATAAGTTTCAACAATGTGAACCAAACGGCGGGTTGAAATCACTTCATCGCAACCGCCATCGGCGAAAGTTTTGCGAATCACATCAGCCCATGTAACAAGTTTCTCAGCGAAATCATTATCGGCACGACCAACAGAGGTCAATTCTTTTTCGATAATCTTCCGTTCAGTCTTAACAGGAGGGAATTCTTGTTCCATGGTGGTACGGAATCGTTCAAGGAATGCTTCGTTAAGCACATTGGTGAACATATAACGACCATCATCAGAACCTTTACCTTTAGTATTTGCAGTAGCGAATACTGTAAAACCAGGTGCAGGTGTAATCAATTCACCTTTCTTTTTCAACATGAAAGGTTTACCTTCAAGCACACGCTGAAGTGAGGAAAGGTTTTGAGCACCATAATCAATCTCATCGATACAGAGAACGGCACCTTGACGAGCAGCAGTGGTCACAGGACCATCACGCCATTCCATATTACCATCAATAAGAACATAGTTACCAAGAAGGTCGCTCTCATCGGTTTCAGGTGTCATTGAAATGCAAACGAATTTGCGTTTTGCTTTGGCACATGCCTGTTCAATCGACATTGTTTTACCATTACCAGAATGACCTGATACGAAAACAGGAAAGAATCGCATCGATTGAACGATTGAATAAACATCATCAAAGTTACCAAATGGTACATAATTTTTGTAAACATTTGGAACTAGGTTTGTATTGTCCAAATCAGTTTGGACATTTTGAATTTTGTGTTCGGATTTTTCAACTGGTTTAGTCATTGGAACTACCTGTGCTTGTAGTGCAATTGTTTGAGCAGGTTGTGCAACAGAGGCAGAACCAGGAACTTTATAAACGCCACGCTTCACTCGGTTCGCATCATCATTAGTGAACCAGTAAGGGTGAGCAATATCTGCTTTACTGCAAATTTCTTTAATTTCATCGGTCGTTACAGTAGGTTTACCAAGAGCAACAACTGCATTGATAAACTTTTCACGAATTTCGGCACGCTTAGTCATAATATAATTACCTCATCAAGTTTGATACATCAATTGTAACATGGCTGAATTGAATTGTCAACCAGCCATGTTGCACGGAAACAACACTCAGGCAGCAATACCCTGAATGAATTTGGAGACAAGCACTCGGTTGATTTGCTTCTTTTTATTCATTTTCATAAAGGCAGTTTTCAACTTGTTTGCTGTCACTTTACCCTCGATTTCAATTTCATCATTTTCGGTTTTCAGTTCATCACCACCAGAAACCAAAAAGAAAGAATTGAAACCAGGAGTATTCGATACAAGGAACTTTTCAGTTTTAAATTTCTTGGCAAGTTCCTTCACTTGCAAATCGATGGCTTGTTGTTCTTGCCATCTTTCGAGACTTTTCTGTGCTTCTTGGAATTTTTCAGCATAGGTTTTGCCATCTTCCATTACATAACGATGGCTAATTGTACCACGAACCCAAGATGGTCGAGAATCAGGAATCAGGAAGAAACCAAATACTTTAGCACCAGTCACTTTACGGAACCAAGAGAGAAGATAGAATGTCATTTCTTCACGGTTGCGAGTAGGTTTCATTTTCACTTCAAAATTGTTTTTACTGTCACGCAAAACAACATTGGTGGTGAAAGGATCCATAGATTGGTATCTCATTCGTTTTACCATCTTACCATCATGGTCAGTTTCTTCTCTTTCAACATTATAATAATTCACATAATCGGCATCACCATCGTGAACAATTACCAAACTGGTCATGTCCAAGTTATTAGAAGCTTTGAAATTTTTCATAACTTCGGCAGTTGCCACGATTGCTGAATTCAATGGTGTATTTGAAAGATGTTCACTATCAGGACGACCACAAGAACGAGAATAACGACCACCATCAAATGACTTCTTCAACAGAATCATATTACGCAAAGCAGAATTAAATTCGGCATTGGTCATTTTATTGTTTAGATATTCACGCAAGAATACTTGACCAAGACCTAGAGATTTAATTGGTGTTTCGAATGACTGATACTTTGAAGAAGTATATTTCATTCTCTCATCGTAATTGTTTTGGTTGATATTCAAATCTTCCATATGTGCTTCGACAGAATCGCCAAAACCAAGCACAATGAAAGGAATATTCACTTTGCGACAGAACATGGCAAGAACCAAAATCTGTTCAATTGAACCGGACATGTTGTTTGACATAGAACCAGATTTATCAAGCAACAGAACCAAACCGTGATTCTTGCCTTTTGGTGTCAACATCACTTTACGGAAGATGTTATCATCAAAGCGATATGATGCCAATTTGTTGATATCAATGTCACCAGTATCGGACAGTTTAGATTTACTAAACGCCTTTGCAGCTTTACGCATTTCAAATTCTTTTGCAAGTAGACCAATGTATCGGTCATTCTTGGTTTTGAAATCATTCACCCAAGTCTTAACATATTCAGGTGAGAGATATCTTTCGGTAATCTCATAATGATAATATTTGGTCAATTGTTCTTGCACCCGTTTAGCAGGCGTAATAATGTTTTTCAGAATAGGTTTAGGAATAGTTAGATAAACATATTCTTTACATTTTTCATCAAGAAGCAATGCCTCATTGGCACGATAGTTTTCATCCGTTTCACATTTAGGATTAAACATGTCACGGGTTGCAGGTTGTGATTCTTTGTAACGATTGAATTCACCATCACCTTCGGTTTCTTCACTTTCGTCAGTTTGACCTTGACCATCGGAAGATTCGTTATCAGATTTTGATTTGCTTTGTTTGTCGGTTTCTTCACCGTTGCCATCGCCATCATTTTCTTTATCGGCTTCTTCATCAGAATCTTCGCCGTTTTTGCCAGATTTGGATTCTACGGAATCACTTTCATCATATTCATCACCGTAATTATCCATATCAAAATCGGTGTCATAATCAGAATCGCCATATTCATCGGAATAATCGAATGATTGGAAATCTTGCAACATCATTTCATATTGTTCATCTTTAGAATAGGCATAAACCTCATTGGTAACACGAACAACATCTTCCCAAGTTTCACAATTTTGAACTTTTTTAACTAGAATTTCCTCTTGAGCAGAGAATCGAATAGGCATGGTATATTGCGATTTGGTATAAATGTTCAATCGCTCAATAAATGCCATTTCATTTACATCACGGTCACGCAAACCGAAAAAGTCACGCTTCATCAAATCAGTATAAGCATCTTTGAATTGCTTTGAAAGACCTGGATAGTTGCGTTTTACTTTTTTCTCAATACGAGCATCTTCGACCACATTGAGAAATGATTTAAATTGTTTGGGTTTAGATTCATCAACAACCGCATCATGCCAACCTTGTGCAGGTGTATAAAGTGCATGACCGACCTCATGACCACAAAGCAGGTCATAAAGAGCACCAGTCATATTTTGC